ATGAACTTGACACGCATGGTACGCTCTCTGGCTAGAGCCCATCAAGGGCTCACCGCAGGCCGTTCACGGCTAGCCTGCGGGGTAGCCATCGCTATTGGGATATCTCTATCTATGGCCTTGCCCTTAGATGCACAGGCGAGTAACCAAGCAATTCGATATGTCAAAGACTTAGCTGCATATCAACTAACTGACAAGCAGGAGAAGTGTCATCATGAGATCATCTATAGAGAATCAAGATGGGATCATCGAGCAGTAGGCAACATAGGCGGTAAGAAGCAAGCCTACGGCCTATATCAGATGAAGGTTAAGAGCTTGAAGACTAGCTCAACAGTTAAACAGTTTTGGATGTATTGGACTTATGTCATGCATCGTTATGGAGTAACACAGTATGATGAGCCTGACTATTGCAAGGCATTACAACACTTAAAGACTAAGGGATGGCAATGAGTACCAAGCGCGGCGATCCTAGAGGGACTAGAGCTTACAAGGCTAGGCGCTTAGAGGTATTGGCTCGGGATCAATGGTCATGTTTCTATTGCCAGATGCCAGCCAGCACAGTTGATCACATCATTCCCATCATTCAAGGTGGAGATCCAATCGCCTACGATAACCTCGTGGCATGTTGTACTCGATGCAATAGCAGCAAAGGAAGCCGATCTGAAGGCGTTTTTTTAGCACGACAGTCCACCCCCCCTGTCTTTTCTGGCAATATATACCCGATGCAGTCGGAAGTTCACCAAGACAGTCCCTTTACCGCCCGACCAGTCCCGATCGATGGTGACTAGTGCCACCTCGTAAACAACCGCTGCGAGGGGCAACTAAAGCAAGGCTCCACAGTCCACTTCTTAAGGGCAAAACACGCTCAGATGAGATCGCTAAACTTGCAGATGATCTCGGCATGCCCTTATTGCCGTGGCAGAAGTGGATGCTCGATGACATGATGCGTATCGATGCTAAAGGGATGTACATTCGCAAGACTTCGCTATGCCTAATCGCACGCCAGAACGGCAAGAGCCATTTAGGGCGTATGCGTGTGATCTGGGGTCTCTTCTATGGAGGCGAGACTAAGCATTTGATCATGAGCTCGAACCGAGCGACGGCACTCATGACCTTTAGAGAGATCGCTTGGATCATCGAGAACGCACCTCACCTCAAGGCTGGCACTAAGGCGATTCGCTATGCCAACGGCGGAGAGCGCATCGAGCTGCTTAACGGGGCAACACTTGACCTCGTATCGGATACTCGTGACTCATCTCGTGGACGCACGGCCGATTTCTTATGGATCGATGAAGTCCGAGAGATCAGTAAAGATGGCTACACAGCTGCAATCCCTACGACTCGCGCCAGACCTAACAGCCAGACGCTACTAACATCGAATGCCGGAGACGCCTTCTCAGAAACGCTAAACACGTTAAGAGAAAGAGCTCTATCTGCGCCACCTAAGTCATTTGGATTTTATGAATGGTCAGCACCGCAATACTGCAAGATTACAGACCGCAATGCATGGGCGATGAGCAACCCTGCTCTGGGCTACACAATATCGGAGGATTCACTTGAAGAAGCTGTTGCAACAAATAAAATTGAAGACATTAGGACTGAGCTTCTATGTCAATGGATTGATTCTCTCCAGAGTCCGTGGCCTCATGGCGTTCTTGAAGCAACTTCCGATGCCACACTCCAGATTCCGATCGGCGGTTATACGGTCTTTGGCTTTGATGTTTCTCCGTCTCGTCGCAATGCAAGCCTCGTTGCTGGTCAGATTATGGGCGACGGAAGAATTGGCGTTGGGATTCTCCAGACGTGGGAAAGTCAGGTGTCGGTAGATGATCTTAAAATAGCAGCCGAGATCAAGGGATGGGCTGATCAGTATCGTCCCAAGATGATCTGCTACGACAAGTACACGACTCAATCGATCGCTGAACGCTTATCAAACGCCGGACAAATTACTCAGGATGTGTCAGGCCAGCAGTTCTACCAAGCTTGTTCTGACTTACTCGATGGCATGGTCAATGGTCGAGTAGTCCACAACGGCCAAGAAGAATTGATAAAACAGATGAATAACTGCGCGGCAAAGACTAACGATAGTTCTTGGCGCATCGTTAAACGTAAGAGCGCAGGCGATGTATCCGCACCGATCTCTCTGGCCATGGTTGTATCGATGCTATTAAAACCACAACAGGTAGCGGCTATTTACACAGAATAATCTACATGTAGTGTATAATTGCGACCTATGGGTCTATTCGATCGTAAGCCAAAAGTAGTAGAGGCTCAATACGCGCCGCAGATTATGGGCGATGGTATCAATGGAATCTACAATTTCACGTTTCCAGTTATCTCACGCCGCGACGCAATGAGCGTTCCAGCTCTTAAAAGATGCCGCGATTTAATCTGCACAGTTGGAACTATCCCGCTTGAGTATAAGAAGAAGTCCACCGGCGAAGAAATACCAGCCCCTCGATGGGTTCATCAGCTCTCAAAGTCACAGCCTCAATTCGTAACCCTTTCTTGGTTGTGTGACAGCCTTTTGTTCTATGGTCAGGCTTTTCTTGAAATTGTCGAAATTTATTCGGAGGATCAACGCGGAGCATCCTTTGATTGGGTCTCTAACACACGCGTTACCTTTGATTTAGACATTACTAACACTTTCGTTACTCAGTATTACGTTGACGGATCACCTCGCCCAATGTCAGGCCTTGGATCACTCGTTACATTTCAAGCATTTAATGAAGGCATCCTTAATACAGGATCTCGTACAATTCAAGCCGCGATTGACATACAAAAGGCCGCTTCGATTGCTGCGGGAACTCCGATGCCTACTGGTTATCTAAAGAATACAGGCGCAGACCTTCCACCGGCGGAAGTTCAAGGATTGCTTGCAGCTTTTAAGAATGCTCGTCAAAATCGTTCAACTGCTTATCTTACTAGCACTCTAAATTATGAGACAGTTGGATTTAGCCCTAAAGACATGATGTACAACGAGGCTATCCAGAATCTTGCTACAGAAATTAGCCGTCTTTGCGGAGTGCCAAGTTATTACCTTTCAGCAGATCAAAATACATCGATGACTTACTCCAACATTCTCGATGAGCGCAAGCAGCTCGTAGCCCTAGCGTTCCAGCCGTACATCTCGGCAATCGAATCCCGTTTAAGCATGGACGATATATCTACGGTTGGACACTATGTAAAGTTTGATCTTGATTCTTCATTCCTTCGCGTTGAACCAATGGAGCGCCTACTCGTATTAGAGAAGATGTTATCCCTTGGACTTATCTCAACAGAGCAGGCTATGGAGATGGAAGATTTAACACCTAACGGAAGTGATGACTAATGGAAACGTTATACATTGAAGCATCCTCAATCGAGTGCAGCGAAGATCGCCGCGAGATTTCAGGAAAGATCGTGCCACTAGGTACAGGCGAGATTGGTCAGACTAATCTTGGCGCTTACACCTTTGAGTCTGGATCTATTGAGATCGAAGACGTTAGCAAAATTAAACTATTTAGCCAGCATGACATGAAGAAGCCAATCGGCCGCATGACAGCCAGCGAGAATAAAGCCGATGGTATTTACGCAACATTTAAGCTGTCTCGTTCAAGCGCCGGTACTGACGCGCTTGTTATGGCTAGCGAAGGCCTCGTATCTGGCCTATCAATCGGCGCAGAGATTATTGCATCGAAGCCATCACGCGACGGACACACAGTCGTAACAGCGGCTAAATTAAAAGAAGTTTCTCTAGTAACTGAGCCAGCCTTTAAGTCGGCTCAAGTATTAGAGATCGCAGCGGAAGAAGCGACAGCCGAAGCCGTAGAAGAACCCCTACCTACAGAAAGCGAGACAGTCGTGGAAGACACAACAGTCGAAGCAACACCAGTAGAGGCTGCGGCTGTAGAAGCTGCTCGTCCTACTGTTCAAGCAATGGTGTACACAACACCACGCATCGAAGTTACAAAGCGTAACTATCTTGAAAACACACTAAAGGCTAACCTCTTTGGTGATGAAGATTCACGTCAATGGCTTCGCGCTGCTGACAACGATCAGACAACAGGTGCAGGATTCATCCCAACACCACAAAGCACGCAGCTACTTAACTTCCTTTCTAACGCAGATCGTCCGTTTATCGATTCGATCAGCCGTGGCACAATGCCGGAATTTGGAAAAACTTTTGAGTTGCCTAAGATCACTGAGGTTCCTCTTGTTGATCAAATCGACGAGAATGGCGCAGTAACAGAGTCACAACTTGAAGCCTCATACATCACAGTCACAAAGAAGTCATTCAAGGGTCGCGCAATCACTACCCTCGAACTTCTAACAAATTCGACACCTGCATTCCTTGACGAGCTTCTTGTCCAGATGGAATACGCTTATGCTAAGGATACTGAAGAATTTGTAACTACCGCTGTCCAAGGCGCAGGAACACTCAACGCAACAGCACAGGCTAACTCAGCGACTGGACTTCTATCCTACGTATCAAGCGCAGCAGCAGCAGTATATTCAGCATCACTTGGTTTTGCTCGCAACATGATCGTTACACCAGAACAATGGGCTAACATCATGAGCTACAACGATGCCGGACGTCCAATCTACATCGCTGCAAATCCACAGAATGCAGGTGGTGCACTTACACCTACATCACTTCGCGGTAACGTTGCAGGTCTTGACCTTCGCGTGTCTCGCTACATGAAGGGCTCTGGAGGAGTCGGTACAGCAGATTACTCAATGGCTGTCGTAAATCCAGATGCTTACACATGGTACGAGGGCGCACGTCAGCAACTTCGCACAAATATCAACTCTGACGGAACAGTAGATATCTTGCTATTCGGTCAGGGTGCACTTGCCACTAAGTTAGCGGCTGGCGCAAACTGGTTTAACCTAACCTGATAACACCCTAAGTCGCTCGGAGGGTAGTGCCCTTCTACCCTCCGAGTCTTTAGAAAGGATAAGAGCATGGCATTAACAACAGTTGCAGAGCTTCGCACCGCCCTTGGCGTTGGCACTCTCTACGCTGACAGCGTGCTTCAATCCGTCTGTGATGCTGGAGATAACGTACTCTTGCCCTTTCTATGGAAGAATCAGCAGTACATTATTGCTCACGGCAATACAGGCACAGTAGGCACACTTTATTTTGATCAGGACATTACGAATGTCTTTTATGTCGGCCAATCGGTAACAATTTCAGGTGCAGGCACAAAATTCAATGGCACTAAGACAATTACTGGCGTTGATGCTCGATCATTTAATGTAACTACGACTCACACTAGCGACAACCCACGTCACACAGTCGAGCCTTTTGGAATTGCAGCAGCTGAGACTTATACAGATTATTCAACGATCCCAGCGATTCAAGAAGCGTCGCTAATGATCTGCATCGACATCTGGCAATCTCGACAGGCTCCATCTTCAGGCGGAGTCACGATCGATGGCTTTCAGCCAAGTCCTTATCGCATGGGTAACACCTTGCTCGCTCGTGTTCGTGGCCTTCTCGCGCCTTATCTTGATCCGAGATCGATGGTGGGCTAATGGCCGCCATATCAACCCTTCGCGCAGGAATCGCCGCAGCTCTTACCGATAACAC